GATCAACTCTACGAACTCTTCGAGAGACAGGTTGAAGACCGAGGCGATGGTTCCGGTAATTTTCTATGGCCAAGAATGCAGCGAGGCGACGGAAAGTGGTTTGGTTTCAATCGAGAAATCCTCGCTAAGAAGAAAGCCCAATACGCGGACCGAACCAAGTTTCGTGCTCAGTACTACAACAATCCTAACGACCTTAGTAGTTCTAGTATCAAGCCTGATATGTTTCAGTATTACGACAAGGCTTTTCTAAGGCAAGACTCCGGTAAGTGGTACTTCAAAGGTAAACGTCTTAATGTCTTCGCTGCTATCGACTTCGCATTCTCGCTCAACAAGAAGGCCGACTACACCTGTATCGTTGTTATTGGTATTGATGCTTCTAATGGCATTTACATCCTTGATATTGACAGGTTCCGTTCTAATCAAATATCTGAGTACTTTGATCATATTCTGCGTATGCATCATAAGTGGGATTTCAGAAAGCTTAGAGCAGAAATAACGGTCGCACAAGAGATCATCGTTAAGGCTCTTAAAGACGATTACATCCGTACGTATGGCTTAGCGCTTTCAATTGTTGATCATCGTCCTTCATTCAAGGAAGGTACAAAAGAAGAGAGAATTGAATCTTCTCTTCAGCCCAAGTATTCCAATCTTCAGATGTGGCACTACAAAGGCGGTAATTGTGAACTTTTAGAGGAAGAGCTTGTTTCTCAAAGACCAGCACATGATGACATTAAAGATTGCCTCTCTAGTGCTGTTGCTATCGCCATTCCTCCTAATTTCTCTGGCGTATCTAATCTCTCTCTCAGTAAACGTTCAGCGGAAGCTGGAGAACCTTTATACCATCCAAGGTTCGGTGGTGTTGCAAGATAAGGATAATCATTAATGGCTCGCGTTCTGGAACTAGAACATCATCTACTGAAGGACAATACTGCTGTGCACATTGCACGGCACTATATTAATTGGGATGGTAGGCGTCAAAATTGGGTTAAAGAAAAAGAAGAGATTCAGAGGTACATCTTCGCAACTGATACGACGAAGACGACTAACTCTAAGTTGCCTTGGTCGAATAAGACCACTCTTCCGAAGCTGACACAGATCAGAGACAACCTGTCGGCTAACTATATGGCAGCCATGTTCCCTAAGCGGAAGTGGCTCATGTGGGAGGCTGATGACAAAGAGTCTAATAGCCCTGAGAAAGTTAAGGCGATTGAGACTTACATGTCTTGGGTACTAGACCGTAATCAGTTCTACTCTGAAGTCTCTAAGCTGGTTCTTGACTACATCGACTATGGCAATGCTTTTGCCACTGTCGAATGGACTGATCAAACTGTTCTCACTGATCAAAAGGAACAGGTAGGTTACGTAGGACCTGCTATTCGTCGCATCAATCCTCTTGACATTGTGTTCAATCCGACGGCTCCCTCTTTCGAGACTAGCCCTAAGATTGTACGTTCTCTGGTCACCATGGGTGAAGTCCATGAGATGCTGGAGCGTTTGAGCCTGGACGACAAAGAACGTGAGTTCTACAAAGAACTCTATGACTACATGCTCAAAGTTCGTCTATTGGCTGCCGAACATCCAGGTAATGTTAAGACCTTAGATGCCATCTTCAATATCTCCGGCTTCGATTCTTTCAGAGCGTATCTGGCTTCTAACTTTGTCGAAATCTTGACCTTCTACGGTGACATCTATGATCGACACACTGATACGTTCCACAAGAACCGCATTATTAAGGTGGTCGACCGTCATAGGGTCATGTGTGAGTATGACAATCCTTCTTACTTTGGTTGCGCTCCTATTTATCATGCTGGCTGGCGCATTCGTCCTGATAACCTTTGGGCAATGGGTCCTCTGGATAACCTTGTGGGTATGCAGTACCGTATTGACCACTTGGAGAACATGAAGGCCGACGTATTCGACCTGATTGCGTATCCTCCTTTGAAGATCAAAGGATACGTCGAAGACTTCGAATGGGGCCCCTTTGAACGTATTTATACTGGTGACGACGGTGATGTAGAGCTACTTAGTCCTAACGTTCAGGCACTTCAAGCAGACAATCAAATTATGATGCTTGAGGCCAAGATGGAAGAGATGGCAGGTTCACCTAAAGAGGCTATGGGTTTCCGTACTCCTGGTGAAAAGACTGCCTACGAAGTTCAGAGACTTGAGAACGCAGCTTCTCGTATCTTTACCAACAAGATCGCTCAATTCGAACGTGATGTCACAGAGCCTCTGATCAACGCTATGCTTGAACTAGCACGGCGTAATCTGAACAAGGCTACCGTTCGGACCTTTGATCCTGAGTTTAAAGTTGCTCTGTTTCAGGATACAACCCCTGAAGATATCACTGGTAATGGTCGCATTAAGCCCATTGCTGCACGTCACTTCGCTGAACGTGCACAGCAAATCCAGGATATCAACGCTTTCTTCGGAAGCCCTGTTGGCCAAGACCCAATGGTTAAGGTTCACTTCTCTGGACTTAAGACTGCTCAACTCTTTGAGCACCTCCTGGAAATCCAGGACTACGAGCTTGTATCTCCTTATGTGGCTCTTGCTGAACAGAAGGATATGCAGATGGCTCAGAACTCTCAACAAGAACAGATCGCAATGGAGACGACAACTCCTAGCGGCCTAACACCAGATGATCACGACCTATAATGTATACTAAGTGGACTTCGCATCTTAAGACCAAAGAAGAGCGTGAAGCATTTCAGAAGCTCCTAAGAAACACTGACAAGCGAGTCTTAGAGCGAATAGAACTTCTCTTAAGTAGTTCAATACAACAAGCTAGGAATGAAGAAATTGATCCTTCCATATACGATTCTCCTTCCTGGTCACACAAACAAGCACACTACAATGGCTATGTGCAGGGCTTGACTGAAGCCTTAGATTTGATCCTAGACCTGAAAGGATAATCATTTTGAGTAACGACCTGTTTACTAATAACCCTCAGATTACGACTGAGGTTAACTATGTCGAAGCAATGTCCCAGAAATTCAATAAAGAGGGAAAGCTTGACGTAGAAGGACTTGCTAAGGGCAAGTTCGAAGCTGATCAGTTTATCGAGACAATGAAAACTGAGATGGCAGAGCTTCGTAAAGAATTGGATACTCGGATTTCACTGCAAACCTTTTTGGACCAACAGAAGAATACGCAGGTTACGCCTCCGGTTAGTAGTTCTGTACCTACCAGTCAGAACCAGAACACGCAAGGCAATGAGCCGGTTCCCACCAATAAAGAGGATATTGCTGAGCTTGTTAAGCAAGCAATTCTTCAAGAGAAAACCGCATTAACCCGTGAGCAGAATATCGCTGTATCTGTTTCCGAACTTCAAAAGATGTTTGGTAACTCCTACGTCGATAAGCTGACTAAGGTCTCTCAAGACCTAGGTGTTGGTAAAGAATTCCTTAACGAGTTAGCAGCCACTCAGCCTAAGGCTTTCCTTAAGCTAGTGTCTGATAATACAGCCCCAAAGACTACGCCCACTAATGCCTTTGTGCCCCCTAGGACACAACAGACTCAGGCTCCGTCTAGTAATGCTGGTGTTCGTAATTGGAACTATTATCAGAACCTTAAGAAGAGCGACCCTAAGACCTACTTTGCATCAACCACACAAAACGAAATGCACCGTGAGGCTCTTAGACAGGGTGATGCTTTCTATAATTAATTTGGAAAAGAGGTTCATTTAAATGTCTGGTTTTACTACTGGCACTAATGACCATCTGATTCGTTCAAACCTCTGGAGCAATCAGCTTAAAGAGGTCCTTCTGGATGAACTGATGGGTACGCGATACGTCGACATGATCACTGACTTCCCGGATGGTGACACGATCAACATTCCGTCGATTGGTCAGGCTGAGGTCGCTGACTACGTTGAAGATCAGCAGGTCCGTTACACTGCAATGGACACTGGTAACTTCACGTTCAGCATCGATCAGTACAAGTCGAGCGCTACGTACATCACTAACCGCATGAAGCAGGACTCCATGTATATGGATCGTCTGGTTGCTAGCTTCGTGCCCAAGCAGAACCGCGCCATTATGAAGGCCATGGAAGCTAAGATTCTTAGCGTTGGTCCGGATGGTCAGACTGCTTCGGACACCAACACGATCAACGGTGCTTATCACCGCTTCGTCGCTGGTGGTACTGGCAATGTCATTTCGGTCACGGACTTCGCTAAGGCACTCTATGCTCTTAAGAAGGCCAACGTGCCCACGACTAATCTCGTGGCTGTCGTTGATCCGTCGGTCGAATACACGATTAACACTATCACGAACATCACCAACGTTTCGAACAACCCGCAGTGGGAAGGTATCGTTGCGTCGGGCATCTCTAGCGGTATGCGGTTCCTTAAGAACATTTACGGCTTCGATGTGTACGTGTCGCAGAACCTTAAGACGGGTATCAGTGAGACTGTCAACTCCGTGTCGGTTACGAACGGTGCTGCCAATCTCTTCTTCTCGGCTGCTTCTGATGTGCTCCCCATTGTCGGCCTGCTTCGTCAGCCCCCGAAGGTGGATTCCGAGTACAACAAGGATCGCCAGCGTGAAGAGTATGTGACCACCTGCCGCTATGGCTTCAAGCTGTATCGTCCGGAGAACATGGTCACGGTCATTTCTGACACCTCCAAGGTCTATAGCTAATAAAGGAGTAATTAGAAATGTCTTGGCAGAATAATGATGGCCTCTACGTCAAGTTTGGCGTCGAGGAAGGTCAGGTCGGTAAGGGTGGTACGTACCTCGTTGACGGCCCGCTCCAGATTACTGAGTTCAAGTTTGACTACACGGACTGCGTGCTTGCTTCGAGCATTCTTGGCTCGATTGCTGGTCCTTCGAATGCTCCGCTTGCAGGTGCCGCTGGTATCCTGTTCCCGCGTGGTGTTCGTATCGAAGCTGTTGAGGTTGTCGCTGAGACCGCCTTCACGTCTTCGGGCACGATTGGTTCGGCTACGCTTGACGTTGGTCTGATCCGTAATGATCGTTCGACGGCCTACGACGATGACGGCTTTGTTGCCGCTCTCGCGTTCTCGGCTCTTGATTCGGTTGGTGAGCGTCAGTATATCACGAAGGGCGGCACTGGTGCTGGTGCCCTGATTGGTACGACCCTTGCTAACTCTGGTTGGATTGTGCTGAATAACGACCAACATGCTTCTCATCCGCTTACGGCAGGTAAGGGCATCGTTCGTATTTATCACTATACTCCGCAGACCATTGGTTAACCTAGGAGCCCTAGGAAACTAGGGCTTCCTTCATTCAAAGGAGAAATCAATGGATAAGATGAATGCTATCAATGAAGCTGGCCTTTATCGCCTTAAGAGCAATAGCACAGCCACTGCTTCATCTGGTGCAGCTACCCTTAATCGTCTTTCTGGTAAGGTGACGTCTGAGTCTCTCACGACTGCTGCCGCAGCTGAGTACACTCTTACTCTTACCAATTCGATGGCTGAAGCTGCTGATATTGTCCTGTGGTCGGTTGGTAACGGCACTAACTCTGGCGGTACGCCTGGGTGTGGTGGTGCTACTCCGGCTGCTGGATCGGTTGTCTTTACGGTTACGAACCTGCACGCTTCGTCTGCCTTTAACGGTACGATTGTGGTGTCTTACGAACTCGTTAAGACTCAGTAAATAAAGATAGAGGCTATATGGCTAAGCTCACGCTTAATGATCTTGTAAATCTTCAGAATGAGGCTTCAGCTGTAGCCTCTATCAATTCTAACAACACTGCTATTGAGACAGCACTAGAGAATACTCTTTCTAGAGATGGAACTAGCCCGAACTACATGAATGCTTCTTTGGATATGAATTCTAATCGAATTCTTAATCTCCCAGGCCCTGAAAATGCTAATGAGCCTGCGCGTCTTCAAGACATTCAAGA